AATAGCAGGTTTATAAAATGATAAATATGAATAACGGAGCTAACTAATATGGCAATCGCAACATTAAGTAAATTTACAGTACCACTAGCCAGTGACGCCAGCGCAAGTGCGCAGGGCATGTTAATGCCAAAGTTAAAATATCGCTTTAGAGTGATGTTTGAAAACTTTGGTGTTAGTACACCAACAACTGAGCTAACTAAACAAGTACAGACAGCAGCTCGTCCAAACTTATCATTTGCAAACCAAGTAATTGAAATTTACAACAGTAAAATCAACTACGCTGGTAAACCAACATGGAATACTTTCAGCATTGTATTACGTGATGATGTAACAGGCGCAGTAAGCAAACTAGTTGGTGAACAGTTACAAAAGCAGTTTGATTTCTTTGAACAAGCAAGTGCGGCCAGCGGCGTAGACTACAAGTTTACAATGCGCATTGAGATGTTAGATGGCGGTAATGGCGCAAATACTCCACAAGTTTTAGAAACTTGGGAATGTTATGGCTGTTATGTAACTGCGGCAAACTATCAATCATTAGGCTATGGCGAACAAGGTCCAGTGACTATAGATCTTACTATACAACCAGACAACTGTGTACAAACTCCACAAGGTACAGGCATTGGCACAGTAATTGGACGTACAATCAACACCTTAGCTACAGGCGCAGGCGTTTAATAAAAAGGGCTAGAAATAGCCCTTTTTTGTGACTATAAGTAATATACGTAGTTAATTGTAGTCTATAAATACAGTATGGCCAGCAAAGATAACAGTTTTTTAAATCAATTAGTCAATGGACTATTAGGTCCTAAAGGGCAATTAGCCACTTGGGAACACGCTAGTCGCACCTTTCAAGATGACTACTTTAGATTGGCTCCAAAAGCCAAATTTCTATATCATGTGTATTTTGATATTAACCTAAGCGCACTTAAAAGTCTTAATTTAAAATTTCAACATCAAAATGAAATTGGACTTTTAGTTAAAAGTGCAGACTTACCAAGATTTACATTAAAAACTCAGACACTAAATCAATACAATAGAAAAAAAATTGTAATGTCTGATCACGAATTTCAGCCTATTAATTTGCGATTTCATGATGACAGATCGCATATAATTAATACATTATGGCAAAATTATTACAGTTATTATTTTGCAGATTCAATCAGTGCTAAATTTGCTGGTGCATATGCAAGAACTGCCATGCGTAATGGTAATTTTGTAAGAAGTAAGTACGGTCTTGACAATGGACAGTCTATTCCGTTCTTTAATAGAATTATACTGTATCAGTTAAACAAACGAGAATATGTAAGCTACACATTGGTAAATCCGATGATTACTGCATTTACACATGACCAAGTACAGTCTAGTAATCAAAATGGCGGTGAAGCAGAATGTAACATGACGCTGTCTTATGAAGCAGTACATTACGATATTGGCAGTATTAGAAGTGGTCGTGTAAAAGGATTTGCTGTAGATCACTATGATAAAACCCCAAGTCCATTAAGTCCACAAGGTGGTGGTACAGCATCATTGTTTGGTGCTGGCGGAGTCATAGAAGGTGCTGCTGATGTGTTTGGTGCGCTGGCTAGTGGCGCGGCGTTTGACAGTCCTGCAAATTTCTTAAGTACAGCAATTACAGCAGTCAATACATATCAAAATTCTAAAAGATTAACCAGTAGAGGATTACAAGAAGAAGGAAGACGTATCATTACTTCAGGTGCACTGGTAGTAGCCGCCGCTGGTATTAGTGGTATTAAAAACACTGTATTCCCAAGTAGTCCCACAACGGGCGGAACTACACAAGCAAGACAATTAGATTTTTAAGGTGACATATGTTAAGTAATTTACCACAACAAACAGGTGATAGCGGTTCTGAAGTAAGAGAATTTTTTGACAAATATTTTAAAACACAAATTACTTTTCCTACTAATCAAATAGACGCTGTATTAGGATTCTTTTTAAAACGCGGATTTGATGAAGAATCAGCACGTAGTACAGGTATTGTATTATTAAACCAAGCAAGGATTGACAACGTTAATGTCTTTACACTTATTGATCAGTTAAAGGGTTTAACTGATGTACAGTTGAGTAAGGTTGTTACAGAGGTTTTAAACGCTTATAGAGTTCAAACCAGCACATTAGGTTATAAAGTAGCAACTGTTGAGGACACATACGAAAGTCGTAATATTTTAGTATGAGCAGATTCGCCCGTGGCAAGTTTGTACCTAAAAACCCAGCAAAATATGTAGGTAACAAACAGCCAACTTATCGTAGTAGTTGGGAATGGGCATTTATGAACTTTTGCGATAATCATCCTAGCGTACACAAATGGGCTAGTGAAGCAATCAGTATACCCTACAGAAATCCCTTAACTAGTAAACAAACAATATACGTTCCTGATTTTTTTATTCAGTATGTGGATAAACGTGGGAAAATGTATACAGAAATTATAGAAATAAAACCTAAAAATCAACAGGTTTTAGAAAACGTAGGTCGTAGCAAAGAACGACAGGCACAGTACGTAGTTAATCAAGCTAAATGGTCTGCGGCCAATGCATGGTGTAAAAAACAAGGGTTAAAATTTAGAGTCCTTAATGAAACAGATATTTTTCATCAGGGCGGAATTAGATAAGTACTGTTATGACAAAAAAACTTGAAGAAATTCTAAATTTGCCTGAAAATAAAAAGCTCGTTAAAACGGAAGTAAAGGAGCAGTCTAAACCTGCAGACTTTCTTCGTAGTATGGACGAATTTGACAAAATTAGTGCGGCATTACCACAAGTAAAAGGTCTAGGCGATGCTAGCGATAGCGAATTTGATGCGTTGGCCCAACGTGCTACAGATGCATATGACGACCTAATGGATCTTGGAATGAACGTGGATTCTAGATATTCAGGTCGTATTTTTGAAGTGGCTGGGAGTATGCTTAAAAATGCTATTGATGCAAAAGCAGCCAAAATTGATAAAAAACTCAAGATGATTGAGTTACAGTTAAAGAAACAAAAATTAGATCAAGATACTAGCGATGTTGATAATGGGATCAACATTCCAGGTAACGGGTATATTGTTTCTGACAGGAACAGTCTGTTGGAAAAACTCAAGAATATTAAATAAATATAATATCATTGGAATTGAACATGAGCTTACTTAAACAATACATTTCTGAAAGTGTAAAAACTTACAATTTTAAAGTTAAAATTGCAGGTGAACTTAAAGAGGACCTAGTTGAAAAAATGAACGTGGCCCTTAAAAAATACGACTGCGATGGAGTAGGAAAGGGTAAAAGAACCCCTATTCAAGAAACTCCATTGGATTTTCCAGAAATGAAAAACACCCACGTTACGATTTTTGATGTGTCATGTCGCTATCCAGTAACTAGCCATGTGTTAACACATTATCTATCAGAAAAATTATCCATGAGTGCCAGTTGTATTCGTGTGCGTAATCCTAGTGAAGAGGCTGAAGTTGAACTTAATTCTTTAGCTATCGGACGTGTTGGACAAAAATCTAAAGAAGCATTACTAAATCAACCTTACGAAAACTCAAACAATCAAGACACTGTTGGCGATAAACGTAATATGGTTTTTCTAAAAGAATTGGATAAAGTAAAGCACGAAGGTGAAGAATATAAAGGTGTTAACGATCAGTTGTTAGCAAAAAAATCACCAAAAGAAAAACTTACAGTTGATGTAAAAATCGGAACAACAAGCCCTATTGGTTCTAAGAGCATACCAAAGTCTGTTGATCCATACAAAGGACGATAATATGAACTTTCAAGAACTAATTGGCAAAATTAACGAGTTTGACAAGCCGATGCAAATATTAAAAGAAGAAAAGGTCGCTACACTGGTAAAAAGTGATTTTGATCTAAATGCAGTAAAAAAACTTTCTGGACTTAGCGAAGACCAAGTTGCTGAGTGTGGGATGCCAATGCCTGGCCCAATGGGAAGCCCAAACAATGATCCAGTAACACTAAATGTTAGTATGAATGCTCGTGGTACAGATAGTATTCGTGATTTGTTAGACATTTTAAAAGGCAATATGCACGGTGATGGCGATGATAGTGTAGAAGGTCCTAAAGGAATGATCATTGGTATGAATGGTCCTAAAGAAATTGACCTAGATGAAAAATTTGAAAATGAGCCAGAAGAAGAAGTTGCTACGGTTGCTGATGTAACTAATCCTCCTAGTAACGATTTGAACAGACCAAAACAAATGTATCAAGCGGCCCAGCCAGGCGATAATCCAATGGCTGCACGTGAATTTGATGAATCCACGTTTAAAACACAACTAAAAAATCTGTATCAAGAAGTTAAAAACAGATAAAAACGGACATTATGTCAACTCAAAAGCGGTGCTAGTCACCGCTTTTTTATTGTAAATAAGCATATGAGTAAATCACTTGATGGTGTCCTAACCAAAAAGGCACATAGAAAAGATAAATTTTCAGAACAACAGGTACAAGACTTGTTGTCATGCGCTGATTCCGAAACAGGATAT